ACAGTGCGGCGGGGGCGCTGTTCCAGTTACGGACTCAGCCACGAGAAATTCGCGTGGCACAAGCTATGTGGGGGTAAGGCATGGCGGTCTTAAAGGCGAAGGCGCGGCAGCGGTCGGCCACGATCACACAAAAAACGAACGGCGGGACACGCTATAGGTTTCCCATGCCGGACAAGGCACACGCCCGCAACGCATTAGCGCGCTTACCCCAAGCTAAGGATCTGAGCGCAGCGGATCGCAAAAAAATCCGCGCGCGGGCGCATAAAATTCTCGGGAAAAAAAGGTAATCAATGCCGGTCAACACACCACGCGACGATTACGATACTGCAACACCACGCTGGAAGCGGATGCGCGATACCTTCGCGGGTCGCGATGCGATCATCAAGGCGGGAGATTTGTACACGCCGCGCCTGCCAGCTGCTACGCCCGACGCACAGCAAGCGTATCTCCATCGTGGGAATTTTTTTAACAGTGTACGCCGCACGGTGCAAGGGTTGACGGGCGGGATCTTCCAGAAACCGCCGCGTTTTGATGTGCCGCGCCGCGTGCAGCCGTGGCTTTCTGATGTGACGCTAACCAATATTCCGATGGAAGCGTTTGCGCTCGCAGCGACCGAAGAAGTGATGCTGATGGCGCGGTACGGCATCTTGGTTGAAATGGCCGACTCCCCCTATCTGGAACAACGCCCGTACTTCGTGAGCTATACGGCTGAAAACATCGTGAACTGGGAAAGCCGCACGTTGAACGGCGACGAGATTTTGACGCTGGTGGTACTACAAGAGCGGCACCGTGTGGCGGATGAGGCGGATGCGTTCAGATATAAAACGCTGGAACAATACCGCGAACTACGGTTGCATCAAGAGGGCGGGACGCTGCGATACGCGCAGCAAGTGTGGCGGCGTCCTGAAGAGGGCGGCGACCTTGAAAAAGTCGGCGCGGAACTCACCCCGCTGCGCCGGGGGGCACCGCTGCCGTTCATTCCGTTTACGTTTTTGGGGCCAGCGTTTACGACACCGGAGATTAAAGATCCGCCGTTGTTGGATTTGGCAAATATTTCACTAGCGCACTGGCGCAACTCAGTTGACCACGAGGCCGGTTTGCATCTCGTAGCCCTCCCAACGCCTTGGGTTAGCGGGATGAAATCGGCTGGGGAGGATGTGGAGTCCCTGCATATCGGCCCTAGTACCGTGTGGATTCTCGAAAAAGATGGCGCGGCGGGCATGGTGGAATTTTCCGGCGCGGGCATGGGCGCGCTCGAAACAGCGTTGATCGCGAAACAGCACCAAATGGCCTCCTTAGGCGCGAAGCTCTTAGAAGAGGCACCCACCGTGGCACAGGAGACGGCTACGGCGGTGCTTGCGCGGCATGCTGGCGAACATGCCACGCTGCGCACGATGGCGCAAGCGATGGAGCAAGGCATCAGATCGATTCTCCAGATCATGGGGTGGTGGGATGGCCTCGACGCTACGCCGCTCGATGTGCCGGTGATGGTGGAACTCAACAAGGATTTTCTCCAAGTCAAAGCCTCCCCGCAAGAAATCCAAACGGCACTGGCGACACTTCAAGCCGGGGAGATTTCGTACCAAACCTTTTGGTCTATCTTGACCGAAGGCGGATGGGCGCGGTACGGGGTGACGGCTGAAGAGGAAAAGCGGGAGATCAGTCGCGAGCCTGAGCAGTTGCCGCCGCCGACTGAAGAAGTGATCACGGTGGATAAAGAGGGTGAGGAAGAGGTCACCACGGAATGAGCCGCGTTGAGGATCATGCAGAGTTGAGCGCGTTGGCGGATCAGTACGAACCCCTGATGCAAGCGCGCTACGAGCGCGCCGCCAGCCGGATGCACGCGGGCGTGAAGTTAGATCGGCTGACGTTAGCGCTCGCCAAAGGGGATCATGCTGCGGCGCTCCGTGCGGTGGTCACCGACACGGGGCTACGGAAAGCGATGACTCCCGTGGAAAACCTCATCAAAACTACGCTCGTTCGTGGGGGCCACCTCGGTGCCAGAATCCTCAACCGACTCCCCCAAGAGTAAAGTCCGGTTTGGCTTTAATGCGAAATCCCGCGAAGCGGAAGCGGTGGCGTCCCAGTACGCCGCTGAGCAGGTCACGCGGATCAATAAAGAAACAAAAATTGCGCTGAAACGTGTAATTTCGGACTCGATCCGTGATGGCGTCCCCCCTCGGGCATCGGCCAAACTGATCCGCGAAATGGTCGGACTCAACCGCCCCCAAGGGATCGCCTTGCGCCGCTACGTGCGGAAGCTGACCAAGGCAGGCTACACCACTGCCGCGAAAGAGAAAGCGGGGATCAAACTTAAAAACAAAATGATCCGGCGGCGCGCGATCACGATTGCGCGCACCGAAGTGATCGATAGCCTTACGGCGGGCGTCGAGTTGGCATGGGGGCAAGCACAGGATCAAGGCTTGCTGGGGAACAACGCCAAAAAAGAATGGATGACCACCCCGTTTGGGGCGTGCACGATTTGCCAAGCCCTCGACGGGCAACAGGTGTTGTTGAGTAAGCGGTTTAGTTCCTCGACGGTGGGCGCATTGGATCGTCCGACCGCGCACCCCAATTGTCGCTGCGGAATTGCGCCTGTGCCGGGGATTGGGGGCGCGGTGGCTCCCCCGCCCGCCGTGCAAGCCACAGGTGCGCCCGCGTCGACCATGGCGCGGATGGCGGTGAGTGCGGATGGGGATTTGCTCAAAGGGTCAGATGCGCGCAAGGCGATCTTGAAGTATGCGGATGATCCAGACTCACCGTATAGAAAAAGGGTTAGTAAAATAAAAAAGGATTACGACGAGGTTTCCAATAAACTAGGAAATGAATTACTGGAGTTACAAACTGAAAGAGAATTTATTAATGTAGAAATCAATGAACTCCGAGCGCGGGAACGGTTGTTGGCAAAAGAAGCCCCAAGCTCAAAAGAGCGGTTGGAATTGAACAACTTACTTCGTGAAAAGCATAAAGAATCGGAGGAGATCTATAAACGCATTGCTGTATTTTTTGACAATGATGATCATGTTAAAATCAAACGTTTAGCTAAAGAATTACGAGAAGTCGAAGATACGCTTCCCAATGAAATCTTAGAAAAATTTATTTATAACAAAACACGTAACACTGGTGTGGATATAGATTCCTCCCCCAGCTTTCCCCAAAAGGTTCAAACTAAAAAATTGAAAGCACAAAAGAAAGCACTTGACGAAGGGCTAGACGCATGGCGGCGGATGACTGATGATGGGTTGTATGGGTCAATTCTTGAAGGGGATTATTTAGCGTTGACCGCAGAAAAGGGTGCGGCGAAAGTGATTGCACAAAAGGGTGCGGCGAAAGTGAAAGTGTTAAGGGAAAAAGAACGGGCCTTTGCGCGTTCTAATAAGGATCGGGATTATGAGGTGCATTTAAGACTTGCTGATACCACGCGGAGTGGGAAATCTACCACGGTGCACGAAATGACACATACGGTCGAATATGGGAATCCTGATGTATTAGCGGAAGCAATACAGTGGCGGGATCTTAAAACTAAAGGGGATATAAGAAAGCTCCTAAGTGATTTGACGGGGAACCCTGAGTACAAAAAATATGAAGTGGCGTATGACAATAATTGGGTAACTGTTAAAAATCCTGATGGAATAGGGGAAGTTTACACGGGTAAGGTGTATGAGCTAGAGCGAATGGAAATGATTAAGGCAGAAATACACGGCACAGGAAAAGCGAATAAAGTATTTACTGAAAGGGATGGATGGCAAGGTTCGACTGAAGTTAGCACGATGGGGATGGAACAGTTATATGAAAATCCTGTAAGATTTGCAAAAAGACAACCAGAACTGTTTGACTTTGTGTATGAACGCATCGTTAAACGAAAATATACTCATGACACCTCCAAATGGAGTTTACAAGGCAGTAAAAAATTTAAATGGACAACTTGGAGCGATCCTAAGTCAAACACATCTGCTCTCACTTCAATGAGGGACCAGCCTATGCGGTATTATGCCCTTGATGAGTAAATTCTGATAATGATTACTCTGAGGGCTTGACAGGTTCTCCAAATCGTGTATACTGAAAATGCGGTTGGGGCGCTTGGGTTGTTTTTTAACAATCTTACCCCCTCACAATGTTGGCAGGTCATACATTTTTAAGTCACTGACAACCAACACAACCGCAATTTTTGGGGATAAAATGGTAGAAATTACACTGAAGGGGAATACCGCACAATTCAGCGACGGGGAGTGGGAATCGAAGGATTCTATTTTGCTCGGTCTATGTAACTTGTTGACATTAGGTCACCCGTGGAATCCTGTACCGTCCAATCCAAGTCCCGATCTTGATCTGGCGACGTTTGTGGCAGACAAGATCGGCGCGAAGATCACGCACTACGATAAGCCCCAATACGTCGATGGCCGTGTCTATTAAGAACTTGCCAATTCCTCAAAAATTCTTTACAGTGAAAGGCAGCTAAATGCTGAAGCCGGTCATTGATGCACTCGATCAGGTCACGGAAGATCTGCGCCCGCACTACGTTTCTAAAGGCGATCAGTTTGTCTTGCAGATGGACGGTGATCCCCACGGGTTTATTGCGCGTGATACCCACGTCGAACAAGTCAACAAAGTGGCGGAATTCCGCGACAATAACAATAAACTAAAAGCCGAATTGGAAGCCCGAGACACGGCCTTAAAAAAGCTGGACGCGTACAAAGATCTCGATCCTGATGCGGCACGGGCGGCACTCTCAAAAGTGGCCGAGTTACAGAAAAAGGGCGTGAGCAAAGCGAGCGATGTAGATGATGCGGTGCGGAGTGCGCTGCAATCGTTCAAAACGTCGGAGCTTGATCCGCTACGGCAATTGCTGACCGATGAGAAAACCGCACGGCACGCTGCCGATCTGAAAGTCTCCCAAGCCGCGTTGAAGAATGAAGTCTTGACCCAGTTTAAGGCGGCGGGGGGGCAGGATGCCGCGATTGATTTTGTAGTCAGTCGTGCGAGTGACGTATTTAAAATTGAAGGCGATCAGTTAGTTGCGAAAGATGGGATCTACAGTACCGATAACCCCGGTGATCCGCTGAGCCTCGGGGAATGGATGACCAAACAAACCCGCGAAATTGGATTTGCCTTTGGGATGAGTAATGGGGGCGGCGCGCACAATATCGAGGGGAATCCGGCGGGCGTGCTTCCGGCGGGCGTGAAAGCACTGCGCAATCCTACGCCCCTTCAACTCGGGGAATTTGCAAAAGAAATTCGTACCGGAAAAATGAGGATTGTAAACGAATAAATAAATTGCAGAGGCGCATCCGTGCCGGGGGCACGTGCCGCGCCTGATCGCTACGCGGGGCGTAGCGCATCCAGCTTCGGGGAAGCTGTCTGAAGGCCACAACCTTTAGAAAAGGAGCTTTTCCGATATGGCTGGCACCCTGGTTACTAGTAACGTCGTTCAAACAGCCGTCGCGATGGGTCTTGACGCCTTGCGACAGCAAGTGGTCCTCCCGAAAATCGTCAATCGTAGCTACGAGGATAGGATCGGGCCTGCCGCACGGCAAGGCTCCACGGTCAACGTCGCAGTACCCTCTGCGATTACCACGCGCAGCGTGACAGCGGATGTCGTGCCGCCAGCCGTTACAGCGGTGACGCCGACCAGCGTTTCGATCACCCTGGACCAATGGAAAGAAGCCCCATTTGCCATGTCGGACCAGGCCATAAGTCAGGTGCAAAAGGGGCTTTTGCCCATGCAAATGTCCGAAAGTGTGAAATCGCTATCCAATACGATTGACGACTACTTGTGGTCGTTGATCGATTCAACGGGCGGTGTGTACGGCTATACCGGTACCGCAGGCACGACGCCGTTTGCCTCGAACGTTTCGCAGTACCTCGATGCGCGAGCCATCGCTAATAATCAACTGATGCCGATGGACAATCGTTTTGTGATTCTTGATGCCGATGCGGAAGCGAATGCGCTTCAACTCACGGCGTTTTTGGATGCGTCAGCAGCGGGCAGCAAGGAAACCATAGTGGAAGGTGAGATCGGGTACAAGCTCGGGGCGCGCTGGGCTATGTCCCAAAACGTGTCGACACATACGGAAACCAACAGTCCAAGCAGTTGGCTTGTCAATGATGCAAGCGTGGCGGTTGGCGACACCACGATCACCGTCGATGGCGGATCGGGGGCACCGGTCGAAGGGGACGTTTTCGTCGTAGCTGGTTCATCTCAGACCTACCAAGTGTCGTCAGCGACTAGCACGGTGATCACGATGACCCCCGCTGTGCAATATGCATATGCCGATAATGCTGCCCTGACATTCAAGGGGTCGTATGTCGCTAACTTATTGCTACATAGGGACTTAATCGGATTCGCTATGGCTCCGCTGATGGAAACGGAACAATTCCAAGGTGGCAGCATGAGCGCGACAGCGGTGGACGAGGACTCGGGTTTGGCCCTGCGGTTAGAGGTGACCAGGCAGTATAAGCAATATCAGTGGTCATTTGATGCCCTGTATGGTGGCGCGGTGATCCGGCCAGAGCTTGGCGTGATTATCGCCGGATAGTGGACGTGCTTTGCGAGTGGTGTGGGGGTGTGCCCCTGTCCCAGCGGGGTACACCTCTTTCAGTACGAGAAAGCGGGGTGTGATGGCGATAGTGAGAACGATGGCCGTAACGTTGAAAAACGGAGCAAAGGCGGTGATCAATGTGTCCGACTTTGATCCAGCGGTGCACACCGTAGAAGAACCGAAAAAAAAGAAGGCTGCGAATGATTTACGGCGCGGGCCTCGGAAGAAATTTAGCACAGTAGGGGCCAGATAATGGCGGTTTTCCCTAAACGCTCGACGTTTTTGCAGTCGATGAATTTGACGAATACCACCGCAGGCACCTACCCCAGCGCGGAGATTTCGATCCCGATGGGGGCAACAGTCATCTTGGCGCAAGCGGTGTTTGTGCGCGGCGGTGGCGGCACCACGTGTGATGTGTTTGTCCAGACCTCGGTTGATAATGGGGGAAGTTGGATTGACGTGATGCAGTTCGCCTTCGCGACAACGACGGTTACCAAGATCAGTGGGGTTCGACCATACATTGCCACCGCCGCCAATATTACGCCAACCGATGGTGGTTTATCGGACAATACAATTTTAGACGGGGTGATCGGGGATCGGTTGCGGGTGAAAACGGTTGTGGTGGGCACCTACAGCAGCACGTCCACGCTCGATGTGAATATCTGTATTAATTAGTCATGGGTACAGCAGCTATTGTCGCAACGGCGAAGAGTACCACGGCGAATTCGTATTGCACACTTGCCGAGGCGGATCAATATCATGACAATCGGCCAGCCGTGTCGACGACGTGGGCGGATGCCTCAGAAAATAATAAGATCCGCGCACTTCTCTGGGCTACTCAATTGATGGAGTCGCTATTTACATGGACGGGTTACGCGACAACGACAACGCAAGCCCTCGGGTGGCCGCGCACGGGATTATTGGAACGGATCGATGTGGTTCTCGACTCCGATGTAGTGCCCTCTGAAGTGAAAAACGCAGAAGCAGAATTTGCTCGGCAACTCTTGGTGGCTAATCGTGGACAGGACAACGAGATCGAATCACAAGGGATCACAAGTATTAAAGCGGGATCGGTGTTCTTGCAATTCACCGCCGCGCAGTATAACAAAGTGGTCCCTGATGTTGTCTATTTGATGATTCCACAAGAGTGGTTTAGTTCGGTGCGTGGGCGAATGTCTGCGACACGCATATTGGAACGGGCATCGTGAGTCTCGCGACCATTGTCCAAGACGGTGTGTCGATTGCCAATAGCGTGACTACTGCGCTCCAAGCGACAGTGACGCACAAAGCGTTTTCTAGTGTGGACGGCTACGGCAAACCGACCTTTGGCACAGGGGTGTCACGGACGGCGATAGTGGAACGGCGGCAAAAGTATGTGCGTACAGCATTGGGAGAAGAAAAGTTGTCATTAGCGCGGCTGTTGTTTCTGGTGCCGGTGACCGTGGATGAGCGGGATGAGTTTACCTTACCAGATGGATCGACGATGCCCATTTTAAGAATTGGCGGTCCAGTGGATGGTACAACGGGCAACGAGTTTATTGTAGAAGTGGAACTTGGCTGATGGCTGTGTTTATTAAAAATATTCCCAAAGTAATCGGGAATATGAAGAAGTTAGAAAAAGGTGTGCCTTTGCTCGCGGCGGCGGCACTCTATCAAGAAGCGTTAATTGAACAAAAAGAATCAATGAAACGCACGCCTGTTGATGTCACCACAAAGCGCGGCGGCGGCTCGCTGCGGGATAGTCATGAAACCAGCGCCCCCTATTGGAAGGGGAAATTTTTAAACGTGGATATTCAAGTGGGGGGGCCATCGGCTCCATATGCCATAGTGCAACATGAAAATATGGAGTTTTTCCACAAGGTCGGCCAAGCAAAATTTTTAGAAAGCACGATCAATGAATCGGCCCCGTATCTGCTGGCGCGCATTGCCAAGCGAATTCAGCTTAATCGGTTGGTGTAATGTGGCAAATGTTTTAGATGATCTCGCTGTACGGATCGCTACGGTAATCAGCGGGACGGTGGGCACGAACGTGTTTAAAAGTACGATGCCTGCGCTGCCTGATGCGTGTGTCACGGTGGTAGAAACTGGTGGCTTAGCACCGACACGTGCGTTGGGAACAGCGGGCGTGCAGTATGAACGCCCCGGTGTGCAAATTTTAGTGCGCGGCGCAGTGGCGGATTACGAGACGGCGCGCACCACGGCACAAACCGTGTGGGAAAATCTTGCCACCATTG